AAAAGTCATGCTCTTTGTATCCTTCAAGGAACTCGTCCCACATTTGCTGAGCGTTTTTAGGATACAACTCGCATTTGAGATCTTCAAAAGCTGGTAGTGTTAGGTTGTCTTTCTTACCAAGCCAGCCAAGTTTCTTATATAACTCTCTTGCTTGCCATTTATCGTTGCTCGGGTAATGAGAATCTGCCGTTGAGATCAACGGAATGCCAGTTAGTTTATGATGTTCTATGAGATAGTCATTAACAACGTGCTGCTTGTTTAGCTTGTTAAACTGCAGTTCTAATTTGAAGTTTTCAATACCTACTGCGTCTGTAAATCTGTCTGTAAGGTTTAAAAGATCTTTTTGGATTTCATCACGTGACTTATCATGTGCAACGCCGCGGAGTATTCTATTGCTAAAAATCCCGCCTAAACATGCAGTATTTACGTGTAAGCCTTCGCCATGTTCTTTAAGCATTTTAAAGTCAATGCGAGGGTATCTATAGAAGCCGTCTTTGTATGACTTCTTTACAAGAGTGAATAGGTTATTAAGGCCTTTTCTATTTCTTGCTGTGACGACTAAGTGATAGCGACGTTTCCATTCGTCTTTAAGGATATCAATCTTTTTGGATTCATCTTCGTCCTCTATGACAAGACCACCGCTTTCATCATCAGCATCAATGATGATTTTTTCTTTACTTTTCCTTTCAGCAGCAGCAGCAGTTTTTGCATCTTTAATTGCTTGCTTATGAGCTGCGTAGTCATTAGTCCATTGATCTAGTGAGGGAACAAAATAGAATTCGACCCCGTAGATTTGTCTAAACTTTTTCCCAGCCTTTTGCATTTTGACAGCGTGCGAGCGTGCATGAGCGAGGCCGTTACCATTGCCGTGGTCTGTTAGTGCCCAAGCATCCATGCCTTGTGATTCAGAAAGCACAAAGTCTATATGATCTGATGGGTAACCTAATCCATCAAAAGTGCTAAAAGTTGAGTGAGAATGAAGAGAAACAAACCTGTCTGGTGGAGTTATTAAATCAATAGACAAATTTTATACCTTTCTTGTTTTTATTTATTATAACAACATTATATTTATATTTACACGCAAAAGATATAATAAGGTTTAATTAATGAGTAAGATGAATAGAAAAGAATTTAACGAGTTGTTAACTGAATGGAAACAAAACTTTGTTAATGAAGCTAATAGAGTTATCATGTCAGAACCTGAAGATTTTATAGGAATAGATGGCGAAAAAGGATCACAAGCTTCGCGTGTTCAAAGTAGTCTTATGACTAAAGAAATAGAAGATATGACACATTTAAGTGTAGAAGATACATTAAAAAAACTAATAAATATTGCAGATGAAAATGTATTTATTCATTTTTTAACTAAATCAGATAAGCTAGATAGAAGCAAAGTTTCTAGTAATGAAATAAAAACACTTTCAGTAAACCCTAAAGTTAATTGGGGTGATCAGCAAGGAATATTTAGTTACAAGCTTAACAAACAAGGATTGGTTAATTTAATACAAAGAGGAAAACCTGCAAGTGGAGATTATGGAGTTGCAGCTGATTATTTTCAAGTATTTAAAATTGATGATGCAAGAACTATAAAAATATTTGAAATAGATGATCATGTAAATGTCACATTGCCAATTTCTCTTTATCCGATTACAACTAGAAGTTTGCAAAATAAATTAAAACATATAATAAAAGAATCTTTTTACTTGATATCAAAAAATAAAATAGAAAATGAGAATGAGTTTATTTTAAAATATTCAACATTAAAAAGTAAAATAATAAAACTATATTTACAAGCGATAGAGTCTAAAGATTTTAATAGCTTTATTCCAACAATAGCAAAACATATAGAATTAGGTGTAAAAAAAGAAGTATTTGATCATGAAAAGAAAAAGAAATATAATTATTACTTAAAAAATAATGAAGCTAAATTTCTTTTTATTATTAACTATTATGTAGGCTTGATTTCTTATGTTGTAGGTTATATAAACAACACGACATCAGCTCAATATGGCAGTTTACTTTGGCATATGTTAGGTGTAGAAAACATAGATGATCAAGGAACTGGTTTTATTCATGGAAATGAATTGTCGCAAGCTGTATCTTTTGATTTTTCAGGTGACTCATTAGAGTCAATTGGAACATTTAAAAATTATTTCAAATACCCACCTATAGGTCAATACTATAACATGTTTGTTGATATTATTAATCATGAAAATGTAAATTGGGATTTTAACATAGTTACTAAAAAGTTTGATGAAATATCTGATCCTAGAGATTGGGATTTAAAACATTTAAAAAAAGCTTTAAAATTAAATAAACCGGTTAGACCTACTAACTGGGATAAAGATAACGGTAGCTGGTATTTCTGGACTGATTCTATGGAAGGCGCATTATGGGCTTTTTCTGAGCACGAAGATAAAGATACTGGTCTTTTATTATTAAAATATGTAATAGATAATTGTCCAGTTCTTAAAGATACTGCAACTCATTACTATAACGAACTTAAAAAAGATGATAGAGAATCTGGTTATTGGAAAGATAAAGAAGACTTATATTATAAGGGTTAAAAAGATTACATAATATAGTTAATATTTAATTTACGCGAAAAAAATAAAAGGATTATAAATGAGTAAACTAAATAGAAAAGAATTTAAAGAGTTATTAAATGAATGGCATCAAAATTTTTTAAATGAAAAAGGTGAGTATTTAAAATATAACAAAGATAAAGTAAATCAAACTGGGTATTTAGCTACTTTTCCTCATTCTCAATTAGGAAAAATTGAAAAATATGTTATAAGTTATATTAAAAATAATAATATAACAGAGCTCATGGATGTTACAAATCAAGATTACATTGAAGGAGGAATTGTTTTTCCTAAGACAAGTAAAGTTTTAAACATGTTTAAAAACTACTTTGTTGAGTCTGGTGATGTAAATAAAGCAAAAGTAATGGAAAATATTTTAAAAAGCAATGATGACGAATGTGTTATTATACATTCAGGTAGTGGAGACTTTACTAAAGATTTTAAGTCTCAGTCAGAAGCTGAAATCTATCATTGGACATTGCACGATATGGAACATAATTTACTATCAGGCATATCAGTACAGCCATTTTATTTTTGTAATAGCGTTTTAAAAAGACCTAGCTTTAAAAATGCAGTTAAAGAAAAAAATATAAGAAGTAATAATATTACAACAACTACATTTTTAAATTCAGGAACAATGAGTAATAGCTTTTTAAGAGGAAATGAAGCTTATTTGGTTGAAAAATTTTTTAAAGCTATTAATTTTACTGAGACTGCTGAATTTGGTGATCAACATGCATCAGTTATGGCTTTTTGTTATAGTAAAATGTCTGAACTTGATAAAGATAAGTTGAAAAATATAAAAATTGATGAAATAGAAAATTTAGATTCAAGTTTTACTAACGAAGAAAAAACATGGCTTTTAAACTTTTTTAGAAGTGAAGTATATAATATAACTCAAAATGCATTTAATGAATTAAAAAATGTTTTTAAAGATTGCGTTATATTATCATATTAAATTAAGCTTTTTCTACCCAAAGGCCTTCTTGATTTTCAAGATCCATTGTCTCGCGAGAAGTACCGTTTAAATAAATTATTAAACCTTTTGTAAAGTAGTGATCTTGTATAATTTCTACAACTAAACAATTGTTTTTTATTTTTTTTCCGTAATAAAAAATATCAATCATGTCACCTTTGTTTAGTTGAGAAACAAATCTTATTTCTTCTTTATTATTGTCCGACATTTAATTTAGGCTTTCCCCATCTTAAAGTAATTTGTGCATTGTTGTTTAACATGTTTGTACATATATTAAAGGGTTCTGTATCATAAAACTTTAAAATCTTATATAAATTATCATGTAAATAATCAATACCTTCTTCTAAGACTTGCGTATTGTTAAAAACATTTAGATTACCTTCAGCAATGACTGGACCAATTCTACACATAATTTCTGCAATAATAGCATTAAAAGCCGCAGAAACTTGGTTTGCATTGACAGTAAATGAAAACTCGTTAGGTGACGTATTTAAAGTATTACCACTTATTGAAGTTAAAGCATTTACATCTGCATTGTCTACACCTAATGTATATACTGTAATACACGGACTTGTATTAGTAGAAAAAATACAACTGTTGTCGTTAATATTCATGACATTGCTTTGCACAAAATTTTGTGAGGCGCTAATGCCTTCATTAGGCGATCCATCTGATATTAGTAGCACGTAGTAAGCTTCGTAGTCTGTTTGTGCTATTTGTTGTATTGCCTTGTCAAGTGGTTTAATAAAACTTGTCCCGCCTGAAGGGTTATTGTTTGTAACCATTGAGTTTACAGATTGTTTGTGTTGCTGACCTTTCCCAATATCTGAGTAAACTATTACGTCACTATTATACAAGATAACAGAGTAACTTAGATTAAAGTCAGAGTTAATAAATTGCCTGACTGAGTCTTTTAACTGGACAATTCTATTGCCACTCATAGAGCCGCTGTAATCAAGCAACATTATTACTGCTGCATCTATTAAGTTAACGTCATGAACCTCTTCGGGAACAGTTATAGTTACAAACTTAGACGTGTTTCCTCTTCCCGGATTATAACTCGAAGTAATGCCAAAATTTCTTTCACAAACATTATTTAAGTCACATTCTAAACCTAAATCAACACATTGAAAGTTTGGATTTACGTTTTCTGAAAGTGTGGTTGCACATTCGTTAAGAAATCTTACGTCACATATTTCATCTACTTTGTTTGTTTTTATTATAGAAGTCCCTAAGTCAATGCTGCACGAATCAAGTATTTGTTTTTCTTCCATTACGTTTAAGGATATACGCCCGTATTGAATTACAATAAATGATATTAATGACATCACAGCTGCGAGCGATATTATTGTTAAAGCTGCAAACCCTTTATTTTTTTGAGCTAGCTTTGAGATATATAAGGTGTCTTGTTCCATGATAATTTTTATTTTCTATATTGTCTACTAACCAATAATGTCCGCTTTGTTTAATTTGAGTATAGAATTCATGCATAAGCAAAACATCTATGTCTAAACCTTGCTGTTTTAAAATGTCAGCAGCTAGTAAATTTGAATTAAACTTTCTATCTCTACGAATAGCTTTAAGTTCAACATACTTATCGTTATCCGGATGATAAAAGTCAGGTGTATATTGTTTGTCTCTTCCGTCGTACTGAACTGTAAATGTTTTATGCTCATATATGTAAGGTTTATTAGTTGCCTCACACCATCTTGCGTAATCAGCTTCTAAAGATGACTTAAAAAAATATTTTGGAGGTAAGTCTTTTCTAAAACCCATTCTTCCATTAGAAGGTATCTCATGCAGACCGCTACTTTGTGCTGTATGCTGGCATGTTTTACTACAATATTTAGTTACTTCATCAAAAGGCTTTTCATATTTTATGCCACAATTGTCGCATATAAGACTTACTCTTTTTTTCTTGTTGTCGTCCATGTAACATTTTCTTGAACAATATTTTTTTCCTCTTGTTGATTTAAACTCTTTTTTACAACTCAAACACTTTGCTGTTTTATGTTTTGAGGTTGATTTATCTTTGCAAGGTTTTGAACAAAATTTAGAATTTTTTGCTTTTGAAGGTGCCTTTTGATACGTTACACCACACTCTTGACAAACTAAGTCAATTTTTTTTGATTCTCTTGGCATGATATTTACTCCTGTATACAACAGATAAATATCTTACAATACAGAATCTAAACAAGGCAAGTCATTTTGGAAAGAATTTTTTAAGATCAACTTTGTTTTCTTTTGCTTGATCTAAATATTTTAAAGGATTGTAATTGCTTTTATCATTTTTAATAGTATTCCAAGATTCTTTAATACCTTCTTTTAAAGTTTTTGTAGCTGAAGTCTTCATAAAGTCTAAAAACTTTTGGTTAGAAAGTCTATGATTTCCAAGATAGTCAGTTTCTGGGTGCCACTTTATTATTCCTTCTAAAGAGCTTTCAGAAACTTCTTCAATTAAACTAATAATTTCCAAAGTTGTATGAGGATTTTCTGCTGTAATATTAAAATCCTCGTTTCTAACTCCATCATCTACAAGTCTCATGACGTTTTCACAAAAGTCTTCAACATGCATGTAGTCTTTAATTTTTTCTGGATTTAAAAACATATCAATACTTTCTATGCTGTTTTTAACTCCAAACAAAGACTTAGCAATTAAAGAATTCATATCACCTACACCACCGTAGGCAAATAGTGGTCTTGTAACAAGCCATTCTTTTGCATTATTTCTTACAATCATTTCACCAGCGTACTTTTGCACTGCATAGTTTGTTCTTGGAAATATTTCGCTGTTTTCTAAAATGTCAGTTTCTTGATATTTGTATGTATCATAAATTACTGTTGTACCAGTATATACAATTAACATTTTACAATTATTTGCTGCCTCAACGATTGTCTGTGTGCCTAACACGTTTGTATTAATAGCATGTCTTGGGTTTAAAGCAACAACATCAGTCCCAACAACTGCTGCATTATGAACAATACAGTCTAAGCCTAACAACTCAAATAAGCTGGTCCATCTTTTGACACTATTTTTATATACACAAACTTCACCTGATAGTGTGTAATCCATAACTCTTTTTGCAAAGTCAGCATTGTCAAGTGATACAAATTCATGTCCTTGTTTAATAATTTTTTGTGCTAAGTTGGTTGCAATAAAGCCTTTTTCTCCAGTAATTCCTATTCTCATTTATTTTTCTTCTTTCATTGATTTAAAAACTTTAACTACTTTTATGTCACGAGTTTTTATGACATATATTTTATTGCTATTTAAGTCAAGCATTTTATAACTAAAAAATTTTTTAATTCCATACTTTGTTTTATTGTCAAACAAGAAACTTCTATCTATAACCAAAGCTGTTCTTGGCCCTGAAAATTGGTTTTTAAATACATTGTGCATAAAAGTTACTAAGTCAGAAACTTGTAAGCCATTTTTATATGAATTGTATGTTTTTTGCATAGATCATCCTTAATATGAGATTATAAATTATAATATATTTTTTAAATGTAATTTACATGCACTTTAAAACCATTTAAGCTTTTTTGAATACTTACATTTTACAAATCTTACTCTTTTAAAGTATTTGAGCGTTTTGTTTTTGTTCCAAAGTAAATGTAGCTGTGTATTTTATTTAGTCAGATTTTAACATCATTTTCACTACGTGATTGTCACAGTGATACGCCGTGACTTTTTTAGAAAATTTATCGAGAATGAAAATATTCATAATATATTGTATTCCATAACATTATAAGGAATAATTTCTATTTTAGAGAGTTCTGTTAAAATCGTAACCATGCAAGTAAAGTTTGCATCTTCTTTTATTTTAAGAATTACACCTATACTATCTGTATCGTTTAAATACAAGTAGCTGTATTTTATACAACTCCCAATCCTAAAAGATTCAGGTATTTTATTAATCATTTTAATCTTTTAAGATTGTTCTGTTTGCTTCAGGCACATCATTTCCTGTGTTTGCTGTTTCTTTTTCATGAACACCTTTTTTAGGTAATGTTTTATCATGAACTTCATTAGCCCACTTTTCTTTGCCTACCCAATTTAAAACTTGCATTAGAGGATGAGCAACTATATTATGGAAAGCATATGTTTTAAAAATTTTTTTGTATTTAAAATTCATCTGTATACCTCATTAATTTGTTCTTCGTTAAAAAATATTTTCTGGCCGCTATCATCAATTCCTTCGTAGTTACCGTCAGGAAAAGACCCGTAAGACATAAAGCATAAAGGTGTTACGTAAGAAAACTTATTGTTTGTCAACTCTACTTTTAACAAAAAAGACTTAACAAACGTAAATCTTCGATATACGTTTGAATTACATATATGTTTATACTTTGCGCTCTTATAGTCTTTAGTATCTTTAAAAGACCAAAACTTTAAAGTATCTTTATTCAATTGCATCTGCGTAAGGCTCGTTTGGAAGTTCACCAGACTTAATTGCTCTGTCCAGATAATCTTCTAACTGTTTAAAAGACGTACAAACTTTAATACCACTTCTTGCTAACATAAGATTAAACTTAGCTCCTTTAGGCAAGCCTGCGCAAAAATAAATAATAGGCTTATCAAATGCATATGCGTAACCAGTTTCCCAAATAGTCCCGATATCCTTGTCACGTGTATTAACAAGTAAAAAATCTGCTGTTTTAATATGATGTAAATTCCCTTTAAACGTAGCATCTTGAACCTCTTTTGAGGCGTTAGGAGGACAAACAAAGATACGACGAGGTGAAGCTAGTTTAAAAGAGTCAGCGCGCTCGTCAAAAATCTTTTCAAGTTGTGTAAGTTCTGCATCTTGTGTAGGATTAAACCAACCGCTAGCTAAATAAATCTTTTTCATTAAAATGTTCCTTATGTAATTATTTTTTTATGTTTTTAATTGTTTTGCAACAAAGTTTGCTATCTGTAATTCTGTTTTAAAATTCATTATCGAGTTGCTGCTTAATTTCATTTACAGCATTTACATCATCATTCCACATTCTCGTAAAGATTTTTTCTTCACCGGACTTATTGCCATTAATCTCTTCACGACGACATGGATAAATAGCATCTTGTGCGTTAAAGTCAAACATATCGTTTTTAGGCTCAGGATAATATAAGTTAGTACCCTTAGAAGTATAAGAACCATCTGCTTGCTCGACTCTAAATGTTCTTACATAATGCATGTCTGGTTTGCTAAAGTCAAGACATGATGCAACTTCTGGAATAGCATCACAAACAATTCTTGCAATTCGAGTTGCCATAATGTTATCAACTTCTGGTTGAATCTGCACGTCTTGTCTTTGCTTAATAAAACCAATTAAATCTTTAAGATTAAATCTTGCAATGTAAAAAGTCTCAAGTGACTTAGGCAAAATAACTCGTGCATCCATTAGCGACACAACACGAGAATCAACCATATCAGAATAAAGTTGCTTTGCTTGCATCGCAACATTAATAAATCTATCATGAAAGTCAGAATTTTCTACAGACTCTGGTACAAGAATGTTATCATTACGTAAATCTCTGTCACCTGTACATTGTGCTGCAAATGATCCAGCTCGATGTCTGATTAGATGAGTTACAGTTTGCGTATCAATCCCACTAATCTTAAACGTAAAACCTAAACACTCCATTGGCGTAGGCAAAGCTCTAAAGTTTAAGACGTCTTGAAGATTTTGGGAAGCTTCTTTAACAGAAGCATTTTCAAAAGAGGTCTCGTTAGGTGAATCAGCCCAAGTTGCTTTTGTCATGTGCCATGCAATTTTTTGTGCTTGTTCTCTTGTCGGACCATCAATTAACTCAATGTTAAGTGATTCTAAGTTGTTAATATAATTTGTAACTGGCTCTTGCCCGAATTTAAGATCCATAGGCAAAGTAACAGGTTCAAGATTATTATTAATAGGCATTTATTACTCCATTTATCAATATTGTTTTGTTAATTACTTTTATATTATACAATGATGTTGTATAATTTACACACAATTATATTTTAAATTAAACCTATAAACTAAAGTAAGTTATATTTGCGTGATCTAAGTTTTTATTGTAAGGCATTCGAGGAACTAAAACTTTAATACCATGTGTTGCGTATTCCATTGCATGTTTTGGACTATCATCAATTGCTGATAACAAGTTGTTATTTATATAAAAGTCTTTCTTAGCGAGCCATATATACTTTTCTGCTGCAAAGTTAATGTTATCAAAAGGAATATTGTTGTTTTCAAGCCAAACAAAAGTTTGATACTTGCATTTCAAATTATGTTCTGGCCTCGAAGTAAGTAGTTGTACGTATACACCTTGTCTTTTCATGTCGTGTAAGAGATCAACCATTTCAGGTACTACAGGTATGTCTAGAAATCCATCTTCTTCAATAAAAGTTTCAAAAACTCTTTCGGGACTTAATCCTACACTTTTAACTTCTTTTGAAGAGTAATAAGAGGTATTTTCTGGGTCAACAAATATATCATACTTTTTGTATAAGTAGTTATTAAAATGGCTTCTAAAAGTGCATAAAACGTCATCTATGTCAACGACGACTACTTTTTGATTCCTGTTAGGACTTTTTATTTCGTTAATAATATCTAAGTGTTTGTCTCTTTCGTCAAAAGCAGAAGTAAATTCGTGATCTGTAATATTATAAAGATTCATTATTGCTATCATGTACCTAAAGACATCAACAGAGTTGTAAAGGAGCTTGTTTTTATCAACAGAATAGTCCGTTTTGTCAAAAACTTTAAAATTTGTCGAAGATAAAATTTCTGATATTTCGTTGTGCATTGCTAAAGATAAAGTTTTAAGAAGCTCTTCTTTTTCTTTTTCGCTTAATATTTCTGAATTGTAAAACTTTTTAGAAAAGATATGTTGTTTTACAAAAAAATCTTTCAAAGTATTTTCAGTAGATTTCATCAATCATTATTCCTAGCTCATCTAAATGTTCTTGACTTTTAAAATTATCTGCCAGTATATTAATAATTATTTCGCTATCTATAGGTTGCATTTGCATTGAAGTCTTGATTGTTAAGCTAAAAAAAACAAGCAAAGGTGTGATAAGAGAAAGTTGCGTATCATTTGCAGAGCTGTCATAGTTATCTCTTCCAGACTGCATTTCTCTTCTTACTTTTTCTATAAGTGAAAACATGTTGTTCCATTTAACAGGTTTCTTAAGAAATGTCCGTAGTAGTCTAAGTGCTTCTTGCTGTACTTCACTTGTAGTCAGATTTTCAATTTCTTCTTTTTCTTCTTCTATATCAAGATGATATTCTTCTTGTAAATAATACCTGTTTTTATTTTTCATTTCTTGTTCTTTCTTGTATCTCTAAAATATACTTTTGTAATACAGAGTTTACGTTTTTTTTAATCATAACTTCTTTCAAGCCTTTATTATAAACTTTAGAAAGTAAAACATAATATTCGTATTCTACGTCTAATTTGGTAATTTTTGACTTTTCAATTTTATATTGAAGCGCGTTTTTATGTACTAAGTACTGGAGTTCTTTTGTTATTTTGGAAAGAATACTTGCTTTGATCTCAGTGAAAGAAGAAATGTCTCCTGATATGTCTACTTGAGCTTCTATATCGCCTTCATCTTCACTATTATCTTCTTCATAATAAAAAAAGCATTTGTCGTAATTTAATTTAAACTCTTGTTTTTTTTCAAAGGTTATTAAAATACACGCTGTAAAGTCTGGCATATTGCATAGACAGTTGTTCAAAAAAAAGCGATAGCTTTCATTTACAACAATAAAAAATTCTGAACTTGCTGATATTGATATGTTCTCATTGTCAAAGTATACTGTTACAATTCCTGTATCAAATATTCCAAGTATATAAAGAATTTTGCTTTCAATAACATTCCACAAGTGTAAAGAAAATTCTGATGATCTGTAAAAACTATCTTTATAGATCAACAATTCATCGTCGATTTCGTACACACTAATATCCTTGTGTAAGTCTTTCTCTGATTATTCTGTCTTTTTTATTGAAAGCGTCATAAAACTCTTCAACATCTACTCCAATTAAAATCATTAAAGAAAAAAAGTAATTAAAAGCATCAACAATTTCCTCTAAAAATTCTTCTCTATCAATATCAGGCATTTCTGTTTCTCGATGTGGTTTCCAATTTTTAAGATGCTGTAATGCCTCAAACATTTCTTCGACGCCTTTAAGAGCTGTTTCTCTGCATGTAGTCTGAGCTTGCTTTTCTGAAAGATTTACTGGCCACTCTGGATATGAGTCTGGAAACTTTTCTTTAATCATTTCCATAAAAGTTTGTCTTTTTTCAAAAACATCTTTTAACATATCTTTATTCATTGTCAATATTTACCTCTTGTGCTTGGTTTAAACCTAACTCTTCGTCTCTTCTTGATAACGAATTTTTAACCATTACACTTATAGAATTATCATGAATTTCTTTGTATTCATCATTTAAAATCAATTTTAGTGAATCATTAGGATTAGTATCAAGTTTCATCATTCTTAAATGATCTACAATGTCAGTGCCAGTAATGATGGCCATCTGAATAATTTTTGCAATGTGGCTAATTGCATTGTCGTCTAGTGTCATTTTTTTTCCTTTACTAAATAATCATTGGTCTTTTTTGAAGTTTTGCATTGACTATATCATTATCATGTTCCATTACTTTAATCATGTCAACGCCTTCGATAGTTTTAAGTGATTTAGCAACTTCTTTCAAGACATCGCTTTTTGTCACAGTTAAGTATTTTTCCATATAAGAAACATTAAGTTCTACGATTCTATGACCGTTATTAGTCACAGGTTCACTAATCGGTCTAGTTTGTCTAACTGTGACAATGCCCGGCAAAGCTCTCATATCTGTCATAATATCAAGTACTGTTGGGTCTTCTCTATCCTCAATCATAATTCTACACCTCATGAGCGCGTTGATTAGATCCTTGTGTCTTTCAAGGAGAAGTCTTTTTTTGTTGCTTAAATTCATAATTATCCTTACAAAGAAGTATAGGATAATTATGAGCTACATAAATAATTTTTATTTATTTATTTCTTTTATAAGAATTGACTGTTTCTGGCCACAAATCTGAAATTATTCTTAGCATACCTTCAGCAAGTTTTTGAATTTCCCATTGTGCACCTTCATGTGTTCTTAAATCAATAAACTTAAGAATATTATTTAAATTTGCAGTTGCATAATATTCTGTGTAAAGATTTTGAGGTAGAATCATGCGTGCTTGCTCTCTTGCAACGCCTTTATTCGTCATATCATGATATAAGTCTAAAGAAAGACGAACATGATGCTCAACAGCATCATTGCAAAGCCTGCTTTCTAAGTCAATAGGATAACAACCCATTTGAGGATTTATTAACTCACTTATATTAGAAGCTTGTCTGTTTGACTTATGCTGCGTTCTATAAGCCTTAGGTATATAAAATTGTAAAACAGAATCTGTATATCTTCTTGAAATTTCGTTATAAGACCACGTCCTGTGTCTATGATGTTGTGATCTGACGAAGAGAGGAACTTTTATTCTAAAAGTTGCAATATTATGTTCTAAAGTAGAAGTATGCTTATGAGCAACAAGATAGTTTACAAGCTTTTTGTCTTTGTCATCCATTTCTTGTTTATGCACTCCGAAAGAAACTCTTGCTGAGTTTACAACTGTTATATCTTTACCCATACTTTGAACTAACTCAATTTGTCCAATTTTATCATCATATAAAAAATTTTGTTTGTTCATTTTATTCCTTTGATTGTGTGAATATTATAAAAACAAAAATTATAATTTACACACAATTAAACAATTTCTTCATCGAGCCCGTAATATAGTTTTTCTGCCCAAGGTATAACATCCCATTTTTTTGCTGAAATGTTATGGTGACCAACAATGCTATATTGTGATGCTTCTTTAACAGACATTACATCTAATGTTTCGCATATAGGCTTATCAAGCAAACCTGTTGATTCTCTTAACGACTGTAAAAACTCTCTGCAAACATCTGCAAAATCATCACCAATCATTACAAGTTTACGACCTCTAACTCTTCTATCAGGTATTTTGCATACTTGAAGTTCAGCATCTGGGTACCAACCTTTAGTTTTTTCCCAATACTTGTCATCTGGATGCATACAAATATCAATTCCAATAGAATATTTATTAAACTTTCCAGCATGATACGCAGCTAGTCCTGTATCTAAACACTGTAAGATTTCATATTCTCCTGTCTTATGATTTCGCCCAATTAAGAAGTGAGACGAAACGTGTCGACCCCTAGCAAGATTAAATACGTTATAACAGTGCCTTGTATTTAATCCTCCCCAGTGAACACATATTGTTGATGGGTCTGCTTTTCTTTTATACCAGTTTTTTGTTCCATCATCAAGCTCATATAAAGGTGCTGACCAATCAATCTCCAGCGGAGAATCAATAGGCACTACTTTACCCATATGCATCATAATAGGCATACCGTAGTATTGTCTAACTGCTCTATGTGTGTTAGGACCGTATACACCATCAGCTACAACGCCTACTTCTTGTTGTAAAGATACAACATATTCTTTATCTTTATTTAAAGTTGAAAATTGTTCCATTATAAATTCCTTTTTTAACTTTTCTTACTTATGTATGTATTGACAATTCCTTTGACTTCTTCATTAGCGTTTTGAAGTGCTTTAAAGATTTCAATTAAACAAAAAGCTCTATTCTAGATCAAAAGATACAGTTACTTTTCCTTTTAAACTAGGCACTCTAAGATGTTGTGTGATATTGTGTTCTTTAGCTTCGACCGCATCTAGATACCAGTCAGCGTGTCCTTTATCATGAATTAAGTTTACAAAATAGTCATCAGGTTTACCACAATTCCTTGACATCATAGTAAAAACTTTTTTATTCAATCGTTCAGCTTCTCTTGCATCAGACTTTAACTCTTCTACTTTTCCAAATGCCATCGACGAAACGTCATGTATCATCATTGTCGCATCTTTATCCATAAATCTTAAACCATCTTCCCCAAAAGAAGACAATAGTGCTCCGCAAGACATAGCTTTTCCTTTTACTATTGTTGCAACCGGTATTTTTGAAGATTTAATTGATGATATCATTGACAATAAAGCGTAAGCTTGTCCCCCAAACGAATCAATAACTACAGGAACAACTTTTTGTCCTGTATTTTGTGCTGCACTCATTAAAGTAGCAAATTCATTAGCTGTTTCTTCATTAAACTCATTTACTGTAATGATGATTGGATCATGATGTAGCTCTATCTCTTTAATTAGCGGTGAAATCTCAGTTAAAAAATTAATCATTAAATACTTCCTTGTTTTGTGTTTTTATTATTATATCATAGATTTATAAATTTTACAGGATTTTAAAACCCTGACTTCTAGTTTTAATATATCAAGAACATTTTGAATATCCGCAAGAACTGCATATTACACAGCCGTCTTGATATACTAAAGCTTCTACACCACAATCATCACATTGCTTATCAGTAGGAACTTCGCCATCTTTGATATAGTTCTTAAGAATTCTAGCAATAGACTTGTTAAAGCTAAACATATCACTATCTTTGTCTTTCTGCAACTGCTCAACCATAAACTTGACTTTTGATCCGTGTCTTAAACTAAGTGATATCATTCTTGCAAAAGCTAAGTTGTTTGGATTGTTAAACGCCTTAACTACGTCTTTAATGATTGTAGGATCATCTTGATCTCCAAAACAAAGATCATATTTGCTTATTTTTGTTTTAAATGTCCTCTTAACTAATGTTGCTTTGCTAATCTTTTTAGGGATTTCAACAAAAGAAGCTTTACCACCAAAGACCTCATATGGCTTGTTCTCTAACAACCCAATCAATATTACCCATTTTTCTCCTCTAACTTTTGTATGGTGTATATCACAAATCAACGTTTCGGGTCTTTTTGGCGCTTGAGTTTGAGGAAACGTCTCTTTCTCTTCACTACTTGTAACTAATACACCAGATCTAGAACCATCAACGTAAACAGTTACACCTTTGAGACCTTTTTTCCAAGACTCAAGATATATTTTACTTACTGTTTCTGACGTTGTATCTGAAGGTAGATTAATAGTTGAGCTTATTGCGTGATCAATGTGTTGTTGAATTTTTGATTGTATCTCAACTCTTTTTTCCCAATTGATCTGATCACTTTCTGTAAAAAATGCTGGCAGATCTTTTCCTGGGTTTAACTGTCGCCACTCTTTAGCATTATGATGAAAGACTTCAAATTCATGCCACTTATCACCTAAATCATCAACAAAATCGACTTTTTCACTAGAATCGTCACCAAGTTTTCTTCTTCGTATATAAGAGTTTCTAAAAACAGGCTCTAAGCCGGAACTAGTCTGTGATAGTATTGATACACTACCTGTTGGCGCATTAGTTAATATTGAAATGTTTCTTCTTCCATACTCAGACATTTCTTTTAACATCTCATCTGGAAGTTGACTTAAATAAGGATGATCTATTTCTTTTTCAAAGTCATAGACTGGAAATGATCCTCTTTCTTTTGAAAGCAAAACACTCTCACCATACGCTGATTCTTTTAAAGTCCTATAAATATTTGCTGTTATTTCTATTGCATTTTCATCATCATATGGTAAGTTTAATCTTGACAAGACATCAGCTAATCCATGTGTTCCTAACCCAGTTCTTCTACCATTCTTACAAGCAACTAAAAGTTTTTCCCACATTTCTTTTTCATCGTCAGTATCTGATACGTTGAGAATGCTCTCTAACTTTTCTATTTCTAACTCTACCAAGTCGTCAGATAATCTCATTGCTACACGAGAAACTTCTTTAAGTTTCTCAAAGTCAAATATTGCATTTTCTGTAAATGGGTTTTCTACCATATGCTTAAGATTTATAGATATTAATCTACAGCTATCATATGAAGACAAAGGTATCTCTGCACATGGATTTGTACATACAGTTTTAAATCCTACATCTTTGTAACTCTCAGCAGGTAACATTTTTGTTATATTGTCCCACATAAGTAAACCAGGCTCTGCAGTTGTCGTTGCTGAGTTAACTATTAAATCCCATAAGTCTTTAGCTTTAATGACTTTTTCGTATTCAGGGCTTTCTGAACCGATTGGGAAATGCAGTCTAAAGTCTTTATCATTATCAACAGCTTCCATAAACTCATCTGTTATTTTAACAGATACATTTGCGCCAGTCACTTTTGTTAAATCGTTTTTCATAACGACAAACTTTTCAATATCAGGATGTCTAATATCCATAGATATCATAAGTGCACCACGACGTCCGTTTTGACCAATCATTCTGCACACATTACTAAAATAATCAGCAAAACTCCAAGCGCCAGAAGTTGTTATTGCTGAATTGTTGACATACGCACCTTCAGGTCGTAATTCACTTATGTCTAGCCCTACGCCACATCTTCTCTTGAATAGATTTGCAAGATCTTTGCCACTATTCATTATAGATGATATTGTATCTTTTGGCGATTCTACAACAACACAGTTTGATAATGAAATATTCATATAATCATTACCAATTCCTGACATTGGTGAACCTTGCGGGACGATATATTTAAAGTTTTTTAAGTAATCATAAATCTCTTTTTTAGACATTGCATTTGTCTTGAACTTGTCCTCTATTCTTGCAAATTCTGTTGCAAGCCTTACATGCATATCATCAGGCGTCTCCTCTAAAAAACAGCCACGTTTATCTTTTAACGCATACTTTGACATCCATACGTTTACAGCTAATTCATCATTATCAAAATATTCTATTGTTTTCTGTTTAACTGTATTTTTTTTTATAACTTTCATGTTCCTCCTTGTTACTGTCAATCTGAACTTCCTACTTTTCCGGTGCTTCTCTTAGAAAATTTGGATAGGGTTAAGTATTCTTTTTCTCCAATTTCAGAATACTCATTATCACATTTAACAACTATAATTTGCACAGGAAGTTTCTGCCCTTTTTTAATAATATACTCTTCACTGCTAATGTTTACAAGATTAACAAATATTTCTCCTGTATATCCTTCATCAACTACTCCTGCTCTATACTTTAGCGGTGTCTTTGTAATAGATCCTCGCTCTTTTATTAGAGAAACGTATCCTTTTGGCGTAAAAACATGAAGACCCGTGCTTATCATTACACCTTTAGGATCAGAAGATGAAGGCATCACAGAAATATTTTCTCCTGAGTTGTAAAGGTCTAATCCCGCACTTTCGCCCCCATAAGCAGGAACATAATCTTTAACATCATTGTCATCTAATGCTTCATCTAACTTTTCATTGCAATAAATCTTAATCATCTTTTTTATTTACCTCTTTCCACTTTTCTCTTAATTTTTCTTTCATAGAATTATTATCTTGTGATATTGCTTCATTTAATGTTAACGAGCTTTCATCTAAAATTGCAAACTTAGATTTTGCAGTATCAATATTAATAGGAAATAATAAGCCATCACGGCCGGCACGGTTCTTAGCAACAAAAATTCGTCCAGTACCTTCAGACTTTTCCATAGGCTTTCTGCTAATTGAAAGTACAATATCAGCAACTTGTGCTTTAGCGTATGACTCGCCTAGATTTTCTAATCCTACAACGTCTGCCTTTGAAGATTCTTTGTTTGCTTGAGAAGCTGTCCAGACTGGAATGTTTAGTTCACCTGCAAGATTTCTTAATTCTGTGTATATCAACTTTAATTCATGTCTTAAAGAGTCATAAGCTCTCGTAGACTTCATAACATCAGCGTAGTCAATAATAACTACACTTGGTTTAAATCCTTTAAGTGTTAGTTTTTCAATATGATTTCTTATTGTAAGAACAGAAGCAGAACCACTTGGGTATTCTTTAATAATAAGTCTACCTAAGTCCATTCCTTCATATTTATTAATGACTTCTTTCTTACGTTCAATAATTTCATTTGAAGGAATGTTACACAAATTAGAGTCATACCTTTTTCCAGTATCATGTTCTGATAGCTCGAATGTATAGTGTATTACATTTTTGCCAGCTCTCATAGCTGCACATCCCATTGCAACTAAGAAGTGTGATTTACCTACACCTGTATTAGCTGCAATAACGCCAAGTTCACCTCTGCCTAAACCACCTCTTAAAATATCTTGCGCATCAAGTCTATCTAAACCAGTAGGGCAGACTTGTCTGTTGATTTGAACAAATCTTGCTTCGATATCATCAAAGAAATTGTGACCTGAAGAGTTTGGCATGCCTACAGAGATTGCTTCTTTCATGATATTTAAAACAGATTCATATTTCTCTGTTTGGATTAATTCAACACTTTGTTCTAAAGCTTCACGAAAAGCTTGCCTTTTACAAAATTCAAGTGATTTATCTTTAACATATTGTAGATCACCCATGTCTGGATTTGTTTTCATACGATGAAGATATTCAATAATTTGGTCTCTCAAAACGTGATCTTTTGAGTTAGTTAAATCTTCTTTGATAATTGTAATAAGAATTGTAAGTGTTGGAAATGTTTTGTATTTCTTATAGTATGAAAAATATTTTCCACATAAAAAAGACAAATACTTAAGATCAAAGTATTCAGGATTGACAACCTCGATCATTTGTCCAGCCCAGAGTTGATCTGACAACATTGATTGAAAAACTTTTTCTTGAAAAGGCTTTCCAAATTTTGAAAAGTTTGTATTTAAACTCATTTAATTTTATGTCCTTAGTGTTGATTTAATTGTTAATAAAAACGTGTGAATATCAAATCCGTTTAAACCATTTTTATTTAGTAACTTAAGCAATTCAAATTTATTTAGTTTTTCTTCTTTTTGTTCTATTTGAAAGTTTATTTTTTTGATTTGATCAGCACTTAACATCGCAGAATCTAAATACATTAGCTTCCAGTTTTTATCAATATCGTTTTGTCCTGCAATAATATTTTCAAATAACTTTAAATTGCTGCCGTTTTGAATATTATCTTTGGCTTCATTTATTATATCATGATGAGATAAAAATTTACACACACCTAAATCTGGAAATCTTTTAAGCATTACTTTTAAGCCTGCTCCTTTGACACCTTTAATACCGTCACTCTGATCTCCTGCGAAACATCTTGCTGTACAAAAATTTTGTGGAGTAATTCCCCACTTTTCTAATACATATTTTTCATCAATCAATATTTTTTTATTAGGTGACCAGATTTTTGTTTGTTCATCAATTAACTGATAATAATCTTTGTCAGATGTAGCAATTATTTTTTGAAATATTACTTTTTTTGTTTTTGTTAAATAAGAAATAACATCATCAGCTTCACAATCATTTACATAAACTTGTGTAACAGGTGTTTTATATAAAATCTTTACAAGAGTCTTAAGTTGCCAGTCTCTATTGTTAGTAGTATCAGGAATGTCATCATGATATTCACTTCTATTTAAACGTACAGGTCTTCTCCTGTTTTTATAATCTGGGTCAACAGCTCTTCTTCTAAAAGAACCGCCACCTTCCCAAACAACTATTATTTTTTGTGGCTTAAATCTTTCAGAGAGATGTTGTATATTTCTTAACATACCAAAAATGCCACCACACAGCTGTCCATTTAATGACTTAGCTGGATTGGCAGCAAAGTGTCTCATAAATACATTTAAGCCGTCAATGTAAATGACAGGCTCGTTCATAATGTTATTACTTTAATTCTTCAAACGCATTATCATCATTGTCCATTAAGTGATCAGCTATTGCTTGTATATCTGTATAACTTTCAGGATCAATATTAGGTTCTTCTACTTCGTTTTTTCTAATCATCGCTTTTTCAAGCAACATGTCAATATAATTTCCGTACTCTGGATGTGAAATTATTTCACCAAAGTCTGCTTTATAGAATTTCTTTTCTATAATTTGTTCACCTTGAGAGTCATAAACTTCTAAATGCTTCCATGCACCATTACCTCCTACTTCTACTGTATAACCATTACAAACTTCAGAGCCATGTTTTCGAAGCAAATCGAATATTTGTTCATGTTCTTTAATACCTTTGCCAAAGTGAATTTCAAAATTACATGTTCTAAAAGGTGCTGAAACTTTATTTTTAATTGTCTTTGCAGATACATTAATTCCAATGGGCTCTTTGTCTTTGTTTAAGATTTGAGAACCTGCTCCTAACTTAATTCTAACAGAACTGTGAAAAGGTATTGCCATTCCGCCAGGAGTAGTAGTAGGATCACCGTACATTACGCCTACTTTAGTTCTAATTTGATTTAAACAAACCATAAGAACTTTTTCGTTTGCAATAACTCCAGTAATCTTTCTCATTCCTTTAGAAATAGCACGTGCTTGAAGACCAATGCTTTCTTTATCATAATCACCTATAAGCTCAGCTTTTGGAGATGTTGCTGCAACTGAGTCCCATATGATTGTAACTGGTACATCTTTATCCATTGCTTTCGCTTTAATAACAGTGCTTTCTGCAATTGACAATACTTCTTCTGTACAATGCGTGTCAACATAAACAAATCTTCTTGATATGTCTACACCAAGCATTCTTAAGTTTTCAACAGACGTTGCATTTTCGGTATCTATATAAACTACAATTCCACCCATTTGTTGAGTTGATCTTGCAATCTGTGTTGCAATATGTGACTTTCCAATAGAAGGAGGCCCAAATATTTCTACAATTCTACCTTCAGGTAGACCTCCATTCTTTTGATTAGCAATAATATAGTCTAACTGTTTTGATCCTGTACTTATCCATCTTTTAACATGTGTAGGTGAATCGTCTGTACTCAGATTATAAGCAACTCTATTACCTCTTTCTTTATTAAGTGACTTAATAAGATCAGAAGTAAAGTCATCTAAAGGTGCTTTTTCCTTTTTAACTTCTTTCTTCTTTGCCACAGTCTACTCCTTATAGTCCTTCAAGATCAGCAAATGCGTCATCAATAGAACTATATTTACCTGCAATAGCGTCTGGAGAATCATCACTCTTTGACTGTGTAGAATTACTCTTAAAGTTACTACCACCTCGGGTTGTTTCTTTTTGATTGTCTTCGTCGTCTCCATTTAACCACTCATTGATAATTCCTTCAAGCTCTTCGTAAGACTTAAGCTCAAACAAGTCATTGACATCTGGAATGCTATCTAACCACTGTTTTGACTTTGCAGAATCTCCTGATAATGCTGTGTCTTTTCCTCGAGGTCTT